TAATTTAGCAGGGTCGAAACCTAATGCTTGTAATTCAACATCAGCATTTAAGAATGCAGTTGCTCTTGTTGATCTTGACACTCTCCAAGATTCTAAAAGTTTTGTAATTCGCTCTGGAGTGAGGTTTGTGCCATTTGATTTCAATACCATTTGTGGCATTGGCTCTTTGGCATACATCTCAGCTGCTTTTTCTAATTCTGCTGCTGCTTTAATTGTGCGACCTGCTCGGTTAAGTATTCCTTCATCTAAACCATTAAATACAATTAAACTTCCCAAACCAAATGGAGGCACACGCTTTCCATCAACTGTGTAGTATTCAATTTCCGTTGAGTTACCATTTAATGAAGCAAAAACTCTATTTGGTGCAATTCTTGTCCATGCACGAATTCTTGAAGCATCGGTTGCAGCGTAAGCATCCATAACCATTCCATACGCAACTCCGTATAGAAGCAAGTCCTCAGCGATCCATGCATATATTGCTGAACCTGCAACTCTTGGATCTGGTTGCATAATTACTCTGTTTGGTCTTACATGCTCATTTGTAAAATGATTATATTGCTCAAGTGGTAATGAACCGATTGTTGAGCAAATTATGTTTCTTGATCTAGCACCGGAAGGAATAGCCATATACTGTTCACGAGTTGCGGTTGTAGTTCCAAATAAAATTCCGCCAACTAATTGCTGAGAGTTGTAAGGTGCGAGAGCAGCTGCGACATCTACTGTATTTGTCTGCTGATTTGATCTTGCTGTAAATCGGTCGAATAATCCCATTAGCACATAATATACCATAAATACAAATTATCCGACTTGAATATCAATTTCCGTTTCAGGTTGTGTCGCAAAATAGGTTGCTAATGCCGAGGCGACAGCTGCACAAACTGCCACTCGACTTGCTCGCCTTCCAATAACCCAACTGCCATCCCCAAATGGCAATTTGGCTGCTGAAAGTGTTTGTTGGGTCAATTCCTCCTGACCCCCATGCTGTAATCGATGGGAATTTATTGCGCCCAGCCACCGATCACAACTTTCCGCATAGATTGCGCCATCCATGTCGGTTATGGGTATTCCAGCCGGAACTAGCCGACTTGCAACAGCTTGTGCAGTCCGTTTGGAATACGCCACAGTTTGAGTGTTATATCGTCTTACATAAGGAGCAATATCATTTGCAACCGCTAAATCATTTAGGCTGTAATCATTTGACCAAGTGTGCAACAAAACTAAATTAAATCTTTCTCCTGGTAATTTCTGAGTTGCAACTAATGCGCCAAATTTTCTATCAGGCGATAAATCAAGTCCTAGCCAAGTTGGTGCTTCCGGATCTAAAGGTATTGGATCGGTCTGACACAACCCCCACTTTTGTGCATCGATGGCTGAATTGATTGTATCTACCCATTGCGCCAAAACTTCGGTTCGCACAATATCTGGAGGATCGTTAATAACTGCTTTCAAATTGTCCGGATGAATTGTAATTCCTAATGATGGATTGGCTTGAGCGAATGCATCCCAATTTATCTCACCTGACGGAAGCAAGATAGGTGCATCGGGTTCAGCACTCCACTCAAACCAACCAATCGGATCATTGGTCGTGGCTGACGCCAATGCCCTCTCACGCAATTTGTTTAGGATTACGGAATGCTGATCTCCTGCTGAGGAATAGATCCATACTTGTGGATTTTTAGCAGCCATCATGGAGTAACGCATTGATGACCAAGCATCCTCATCCTTGTATTCTCTTAATTCATCAAGATGGATTGTTTCAGGTTTGCTTAAACCTCTAGCTGCATTATTGGCAGCCTTTACAACAAATCGCCTATTGCCAAACAATTCGATTTCCTCTGCGCCATGTTGCCATCGGATTTTCTTTACTTCTTTTTCAAGTCTTGGATTTGTTTCAATCAAGCCAACGATCTGCCGAAAGGTTTCAAGTGAGGTTGTAAGTCTATGAGCTGAGGCAAGTTGCAAACCTTCACCCCATACAAACATGCCGGTCAAGATCCGGAGCATCATTAGCGTGGACTTACCTTGCTGCCTTGCCATGATAAGCCCTAGTTCAGAATGAGCCCACCTGCCATCCTCACGCACTTTATGACCATGAATGCAGACATACCGCTGCCATTCCATAAGGTTGATGCCCAGTTCGCTGGCAAGATCGATCATATCTTGACCCTTTGAAGGTAGATCAGTCAGTTTTGAATGAATTCGTGGAGTTTGCACACCTCCTAATCCTGAATAGGTCGGATCTGTCAAGATCTCTCCCGTTTGTAAATTAATCAAAGCGATTCAGTCTGAGCGTGGGCGATCGAGGTGTTTTGTGGGTTAGAAAAGGAACGGGGGGTCGGTGGTGTCCTATCGCTCACAAAAAACCTGCCCCCCTTGCTTAAATTACATCTTGTGCAGGATGCAACGAGATTGCTGTCGTCATCCAAGCCTCCGAGCCGTCTAGGTATCACATGATCAACAGTTGTAGCTTCTTGATTGCAATATTGACAGATGAACTGATCACGCCTTAACACCCTACTGCGAATAGATCGCCAATGCCTAGTCGATCCTGTAGATCGTAGAGCTGACTTACTCATTAATACCAACCCTTAATCTTATGATGTTGTAATGCTTTACAAGGTTCATCATACCTGTGTTTAATATAAGCCAATCCTTTATCAATCTGTTTAATAGGATTCTTTTCCTTAAGCCCTAATATCTGTGGAATACCAAATGCACTTGACTTAGGGTTTTTAGCCTTGTAGTTCCATCTACTCTCTTTATGCCATAACTCATCTAAACAATAAAACTCAGTAAATGAATGATTAAGCTCAATGAATGCGTATTGTTTTAATGTATTGATAGACCAAGATTTAGCAACGGAATCATCTTTTAAAAGGCTTATGTTCAAGACTATGAACAGAGGTATCACCAAACCAAACCTTGCGATCTTTCTGCTTCGCAGATCGCCCTTTCGCTCTGAAAGCGAATTTGCGTTTAAGGGTATCACATCACTCCAAATCTGACGGCGTGTCAGCGTAAGTTTCATTGCATGTTGCACATACGACCCCATCAATCAATAGAGTTAAATTCTTGCATCCTTCACATTGACCGGCATTCATATCGACATCCATCCTATGTATTGTGCATCCGGATTATCCAGTAGCCATTGCTTACGCAATTCGTTCTGATAAGCCCAATTGATTTGATGCGTCATTTCGTCATGATCAGCGCACATGTATGGCACTCCTTATCTGCAAACATCCAAGACCCACATTTAGTGCAGCGCATTACAGGTTCTTGAGTGTCAGTTGATTCTGCTAGGTTCTTTGTTCCCACAGCGCAACACTTTAGGCATTGATAAACTCTAAAGCCATCAGCTTCTGGGTATCCGGCTAGCCATTCAAACTCAGTATTGGCTGAACAGAAATTACATCTGAAATTAACCATCTTTACCAGCCCATCCAGTTCCTCGAAAGATCGTAGGCACAGCTGTAAAGACACGCCTTAAAGGCTTATTGCATACTTGACAATGAGGGATTTTATGATCCATTGGTAAATCCAATACAATCAATGACCCCTCACCATCGCACATGTAATCGTAATTAGGCATGATATGGAATTCGGTTTATTGCATGGCAGGAATAGCATCGAAGCAGATCGCCCTCATGAAGTAATCTGTCATCGTTGCATAAGTCGCAAGTAACCATTGATGGCTCTACTTTTACTCCGTCATCCGTAAAGGTGGCAGTTAAGCCGGAGCCGTCAATTATTTGTAATTCACCCATTTATTCACCTCCTTCAAAATACCATTTTCCATTAGCTGTAAGTTTTGCCCACTTAGGTGGACATTCTTTTGCTTTGCATACATACCCTCGGTAGGGTTTTCCGCCCTTGCTGATACCCTCTTTTAAGGTATGACCATGCTGACATGCAGGTGGCTCATTAGGTATTGATGCACCAATTTCAGCAACAACATCACCAACAGACCAAGCAACAGGTTCAGGCTCTTTCTTATCAGCTGCAAAACTATCTCTCAAGATCGTTTCAATTTGTGCTGACTTTGAGCCCGGCTTGCCATACATATTTTGACGGCTTTCTAGCTTCTCCTTAAAGGATTGATCTGCCTTAACTGTTTCCATGCTGTCTTTTGTAGCAGTCTTGTTTGAGCCTTTAAGAATTATTATTGCCCTTCCCAAACTACTGCTGGCAGTATCCTCGACATACCATTTTTTCATATTAGCCATATAGGTTTCTCTAGATCCAAAAGCAATGTTGCTAACTGCTGGTGCTGGATCTGCTGCATCTCGCCACAAGGTTGCTTGCACCAAGATATAACCCTTTTCAGGATCGTGGCTGATAACTGATATATCAGATCTACCCATTGGATAATTGGCAATGAACCATTTGTTCAAAGTAGCCACATCCTCGTAATCCTCAAGATTAAATGCCATTAGAGATCATCTCCTTTTTTGAAGTCGCTGTCGATTTCGGCATCATAAACTGTTTTGTAAATACCGATGTATGCTGCAATGTCCACAAGACTGTCGTGATGCCCTGGGCTTTCCTGCAAACGACTAATCTTTTGCAAGATGTTAAAGATACAGATGTCATGAGGCATGACTGGGTATTCCAGATACGAACTGACCAGCTTTGAGATTCGCTCCATGTTGTAGTAAGGATGCCCATACACGACACCTCTTGACTGAATAGTTGTGATGGCTTCATCAAAGAGTTGCTCAGTTTTTGTCATAATCAAAGACTTCATCTGACTGCTGCTTAATGGTGATCATTCTGCGATGCATATTCCAGCCATCCGCACGACCCTTCCAGTAACCATTCTGGAATGCGGTATCTCTTATCTCTAAAACTAGCCACCAACAAATTGCAGCAGCTGTCATTCCTAGTAGCCAGAGATAGCCAAAATCTCTCAGTTCCCCATATAGATCCATGTTGCTCCCTTACATATCCTCCACATATCTTGTGGGTGATGCATAAAGTATGACCTAGATCAAGGACGCTTGGTTATTTTCTTTCGGAGTGTTGTATAACAATTAGATAACGCTAATATCCTCAAAATCATCGATATGGTCATCAATCGTGCGTTCGTGATAATCGGTTTCACGCCCCATAAGACTTTCCAAGAGCTGTGAAACTGCCGTCTTTGTTAATAGGGATCATCTGCACGCTCATATTTTTGCCATCCCATTCCATCAAAACTATGCCCATTTGCCAGTTAGCCAAGCCTTTAGTATAGGAGGCTTTTGCCCTGTTCATGAGGTTGCCTGTTTCAACCCCGTAAAGGGGTCTGTAAGCCCCGTAGAGCCCCTCTGAGTAGGCAGACATACCTAGCCTATGGGTGTGACCACAAACCACGCTCTTTCCTGCCTTTTTGGCAAGATTAAGGGCAGTCTGTCCAGCGTTGGGATTCATGTTGCCTTCATCCCCATGCGCTAATATCCAATTTTTTTCAAACTCAAAAAACTGCTTGTGGAAAGTTATGCCGAGAGAATCGAAATCCATAAATTTTGCATACTGCAATTCGGGAAGTGAGATCATTCCCGGAACTTTTAATAAAGTGTTATATAAGCGATCAGTATGATTAGAGCGGATAATATGAGCTTCTCGGCTGTGCTCTGTGAGAGCCCAAAGGATCTCTTGAGTAGCTGTGCGGTCATCATCCAAAGTTTGTTGATAAGCCAAAGGTGTTTTCTCAGCCCATCGGCTAATTGTTTGAAAATCGATTTCATCGCCAACGCAAAGAACACTATCGAACCTCTCTCGCTTGGCTAACTTAATTACATTCTTGACTGCTACTTCATGGTGGTATGGGATTTGTAAATCCGAAATTACCAAGTATCGCTTAATCGTCATCCTCATCGTCAGTTGGATCTATGGATGGGATGATCCCACCATCGCCCACAATCCAATCAGGGAATGTCTTGTGTTCAGTCATCAACCAAAAAGCGTGCTCAGGTGTGAATCCTGCTTTTCTAGCTGCTTTGTAGCATTCGTGTAATGCGGTGTAATGCTGATCGATCTTTGATAATGGTTCAGGAGATTGGCGAACGACTCGACGATTGATCTTTTTGCGTTTGATAGGTTTTCGTGTGTTCGCCATAATTAAAATTATCGCTTACTAATTAAAACAAACAGATCATCGACACGCTGTTCAAGTCTTGTAATTTGATCCTTGATGCTTGAGCCTGAGTTTGGCTTTAATTCATTTAGATAAGATTTAATAACCCAACGCAGACCCAGTAACAAACTTGTAGACACGGCGGTTACGCCAACGGCTATACCAACCCATTCGTTGGCTGTCATTTCGCATTAAGTCCATAATCAGCTTCTTTGCCGGACTTTGGATCTAATGCTTTGGCAAGCGGTGCAACCAATGCACCAGCAAGAATTGCAAATTCTGGTCTGATGTCAGCAACAATTGCCAATAAGACAGTTATGCCGGAAGCAGCCACAGCTCTTAAATAAGACTTAATTGCAGCCTTGTGTTTGTTTGATAGTTTCATGCGTTGCCTCCTAGTAGTGGGATGTGAAAAAAGTCTGAATTCTTATCTTGATCTTTCTTGAAACTAACATGGATGTGATGGTTATGAGGATTGCCCTTATATTTACGCCAACGCCATCCAAGGATCGGTGAAGCAATTTTGGACTGATGGATTACATAACTGATGCGACCATTGGTTTTCCCAAATGATCGAATTTGATCTGCCAAATATGCTGAAAGCCCTTTGTCGTCAGAAAGCCGAGCGTCAATATCAATTGCTCGCACGCATCCATTTGTGTCTGGGTTGTGATCGCTCTTTCGTGCGCTATGTCTAGCATCACCAATCCACCCATCAGATTTGCGTAAACGCTCTGGGAAGGAATCATCTATCTGCTCACGCAACTGCATAGCTGCTTTAGACAACCAAGGTTTCATTACAAACCTAGAGCTTGTAAATCCTCAACAGTCAAACCAAGTGCTGCAAGTTTTGCCTGTGCTGCTGCTTTGGCTGCTGCTTTGGCTGCATCTTGTTCTG